CAACAATAAAAGAAGCTATGTCTAAAATAGAATCACATGAAAAAGAATGTGCTATTCGATATGAAAATATAGAAAAAAGATTAGACCAAGGACAAGACAAGTTTAAAAGACTTGAAAATATGATATGGGGTTTATATCTTTTGCTTATTACTTCTAGTATTGGAATCATATCTAAATTATTGTGAGCAGAGCTAAAAAAAAATCTAGAGTAAATGAAGCTGGTAATTACACTAAACCATCTTTAAGAAAAAGATTATTTAATAGCATAAAAGCAGGTGGTAAAGGTGGTAGACCTGGACAATGGTCTGCTAGAAAAGCACAAATGCTAGCAAAAAAATATAAGGCAAAAGGCGGTGGCTACAAATAGTCTATGGGTTAAAAACATAGAAATACCCACATCATCTCATCCAGAGATTAAAAAACTTAAACGTAAAACAAAAGTTCATACTTTACACGGAAATAAAGTCTGGGATTCTTCTATGGTTATTATAGAAGCACTAGATGAAATGGAAATTATTAATAATAAAATTTTAGATTTAGGTTGTGGTTGGGGTGCATTAACACATTATTTACAAAGTAAAGGAGCATATGCTGTTGGCATGGATGCTGATGAAAATGTTAAACCATACTTTGATTTAATGTCTAGTTTAATGAATGTAAAGCCTAAATTTATTTTACAAGATATTTTTTCTAAACCTTTGCCCTTAAATTTTGATACATACATAGCAGTAGATGTTTGTTTTTGGAATACACATACTGACTTATGGATTAATCTTATTAAATATTTAAATGATAATGATAAACAATTAATTATGGTTGATCCTGGTCGAGAATCATTTTGGGAATTATTAGATAACATTTCTGATGGTAAACATGATATATGTTTTAATTATGAAAGAATGTATATTAATGAACCAAAAAAAACAGATGCATATATAGTTATATTCGGAGAATAAAATGCCATTAAAAAAAACACAAAGAAGTTTAAAAAGATGGACAAAACAAAAATGGACTACTCCTAGCGGTAAAAAATCTAGTGAAACTGGAGAAGTATATGCACCAAAAGCAACAATTAAAAAATTAAAATCTACTGCATCAGGAAGAAAAAAACTTTCAGCAGCAAATAGAAAGAAAAGAGAAGCAACAAGAAAAGGTAAACAACACGCAAGACATGGATTGCATAAAGGGAAAAAAAGATAATGTCAGAAGTATCATCAATTACAAGAATAGGAACCTCAGAACCTTTTGAACTACAGACACAAAGAGGACAAGTAGGTTGGCATGAAACTAATTTTAAATTTGGATTTAACCCACTTATAGTTGATTCATTAGAAACTATATGGGCACAAGGAGGTTTATATTCATATTTATCTTCTGCATCTACTCTCTATATATCAAGCTCATCAGGATTTGATGACGTGGGGAGCACAGGTGCAACAAGTGCAAAAGTTTCAGGTCTTGACGCTAACTATGATGAAGTGTCAGTTACTGTTAATTTAGATGGACAAACTGGCGTACAACTGGGTGATGCCAGCAATTGGATAAGAGTAAACAGAATAGAGGTTTTAACAGCAGGTAGTGGCGGTGCTAATGCTGGTGTTTTATATGTAGGAACTGAAGCTACTCCTTCAAGTGGAGTACCTACTAATAAATATGCAACTGTAGCTATAGGAGATAATCAAACACTTATGGCTTTATGGACAGTTCCTAGAGGATATACAGCGTATCTATATCAAACTCATATAACTGTAGCAACAGAGGCTAATAATAAATATGGAATAATTAGTGTTGTTGCTAGACCTGATGGTGGTGTTTTTAATGTAAAAGATAAATTTGTAACAGTCCTTGATTCAGTTACACAAGAATATAATTTTCCACTTAAATTTGAAGAAAAAACAGACATTGAAGTTAGAGCAATAGGAAGTTCATCAAATTCAAATCTATCTGTATCAGCAGGTTTAGATATTCTTTACATACAAAATAGACCTTATCCAGAATAATGTATGAATATAATTGCACAGTTACTAGGGTCGTTGATGGCGATACTATTGATGTTATTCTTGATCTTGGTTTTTCTGTTCTTCACAAGTGTCGTGTACGTCTTTATGGGATTGATACACCTGAATCAAGAACAAAAGATGAAGATGAAAAAGCTAGAGGAAAATTAGCTGCAAAATATCTAGAAGATTCTATTAATAACGGCACTGAAATAATATTAAGATCGAAACTAAAAGATTCTAAAGGTAAGTATGGTCGTGTATTAGGAGAAATTATTGTAGATAATATAAATATTAACCAGTCAATGATTGAAAAATATTTAGCAGTTAAATATACAGGACAAAGCAAAAAAGATGTAGAAGCAGAACATTTACTTAATAGGGATAAACTAATAGAACTAGGCAAGTTTATACCAATAAAATAATGGATTCTATAGTTCAATTAATTAATGAAGTTGGTTTTCCAATAGCAGCAGCTATAGGTTTAGGTATGTTTATTTGGAAACTTATTAATAAAATTATTGATGGAATGGAAACTAAAGTAGATGTTTTAGATGAAAAAGTATCTGCTCAAATATCAGAAATAGAAGCAAGATTAGGTCAAAAACTAGATTCACAACATGGTATTTTAGTAGCACTTATAGATAGAGTTAGGTCTGTAGATAATGAAATTATTAGACAAGATACTCTTTTAAAAACTATATTAGGTGTACCGCAACTCATGCACACAGATAGACTAGCAAAAGCAGACAGAGATGACCAAAGAAAAGATTAGATGAATCCTTACGATAAAAGACTTCTTAAGCTGCAAATAGGCGATAGAGTTTGGAACAAAAAAGATATGACCAAAAGTTTTATTGCAGGCTTTTTAATAGGAATTATTATTTTATTTGTAAGCAATATAGTTAGAGCAGATGAAATGGTTCATCAATTTAAAAACCCTAGTTTTTCAGGTGTAGGTACATCAGCACATTATTTAACTATTGAAAATCAAGAAACTAGCAGAAAAGATGCAATTAAAGCAGAGATAAAAGCATATCAAGAAGACTTAGAAAGAGAAGCTAACAATACTACATTAGCTAGATTTATAAGAAATTTAGAAAGCAGAATTTATGCACAGCTTAGTAGGCAACTTGTAGATAATTTATTTGGTGAAACTGCTAATACTTCAGGCACTCTAGAGCTAGAAGGTAATACAATAGAATATTCTGTAGATGGTGACTATATAACTTTAATAATTACGGATGCAAATGGAAACACAACAGAAATTACTTTGCCTATTGGCGATTTTTCTTTCTAGTTGTACTAACTGGTCTATATTAAATAATTATGCACCACCTGTTAGTTTAATTAAACAAGCAGAAGTTGGTTCTTTAATAAATAAAGAATTAGCTGAAATAGGTAAACCATTTGTAAAACCTACAATAGCTGTATATCCAACAGGATTTACAGATCAAACAGGACAACGTAGAAGTAATAGTAGTTATGCATCTTTTTCTACTGCTATTACTCAAGCACCACACGCTTTTTTAATTAGAGCATTAAAACACGCAAATAATGGTGAATTTTTTGATGTGGTTGAAAGAGTTGGATTAGATAATCTTACAAAAGAAAGACAATTAATTAGATCAACAAGAAAAGATTTTAATGAAGATGAAAAACTTTTGCCTTTAGCTTTTGCAGGATTAATAATGGAAGGCGGTGTAATTGGTTATGAAAGCAATATTAAATCTGGTGGTTTAGGTGCTAGATATTTAGGTATTGGAGGACAAAAAGAATACAGGCAAGATACTGTAACAGTATCTTTAAGAACAGTATCTGTAAGTACAGGGAAAGTTTTAATAGAAGTATTAACTACAAAAACTATATTAAGTGTTGCAATTAGCCAGGATGCGTTTCGTTTTATTTCTAATAATACGGAACTTGTAGAAATAGAAAATGGTATGGTTGAAAATGAATCTGTAAATATTGCATTGCAAAATGCTATCGAAACAGCAGTATTAGAAACTATACAAATTGGATTAAAACAAAATTTATGGAAGATACTAGATGAAGAAATACTTAATGCTATTCGTGGTTAGTTTTTTATACGCAGATAATGAGGTTTATATAGATCAAGTTGGTGCTACATTTAATCTTGATATAGAACAACTTGGCTCATCAAATTTAATTGGTGGTTCTGATGCTATTTCAGGAACTATGACAGCCCTTGATTTAGACGGCACAACAATGACTTTAGATATAAATCAAATTGGTGATACCAATAAATTTCTTGGTGACATTACCGCAGATACTTTTACAGGTTTTTTTGAATTTGATGGCGATGGAAATACTTTTAATATACAAGTTGACCCTACAAATACTTATGGTGCTGATAGTGGAAATTTTAATGTAGATGTTACAGGTAGCAGTAATACCTTTACTTTAGATGTTGCAACCAATGATTTAGCTAGTACATTAGATTTAGATTGGATTATACAGGGTGATAGCAATGTTTTTGATTTTGATATTGACTATGACTTAGCAACAAACTATGTTGATGTAGATGGAGATTCAAACACAATTAATTTTGACGCAGATGGATATTCAGGTGGATATTTCTATCTGGATCACACAGGTAATTCTAGAACTTTCAATATAGATCAACAAAGTACATTAGCAAGTGATTGGTTACAAATTAATTCAAATGGCAACAGTGGTACTGTTTGCGTCATTCAAAATGATGGCGGAACAAGCACAAGTTGTTAATATTGGTGATGTTTCAGAATTAACAGGAAATGCACAAGTATTAAGAGATAAGCCTTATATAGCTGAATTAGATTTTAATATTCAGCAAAATGATAATGTTGAAACAACAAATGGTCGTATAGCTATAAAATTTCTTGATGATTCAACAGTTAAGTTAACAGAACACTCTCAGCTTACTATAGATACATATATCTTTGACCCTAATCCTACTAAATCAAAACTAGCTTTAAACTTTGCAAGTGGCACTGCTCGTTTTATTACAGGTCAATTAGGCAAAATAGATAAAGAAAACATAACTATACAAACTCCTACTGCAAATATTGCTATTCGTGGAACAGATTTTACTGCTACTGTTGATGAGTTAGGTCGCAGTTTAATAATTCTATTACCTGATGCAGACGGCATATCTAGTGGTGAGATTATGGTTACTACTGCTATGGGAACTGTAACTCTTAATAAACCTTACGAAGCAACAACAACAACTGTATTTGAAAGTACGCCAAGTAAACCAGTTATTTTAGATTTAACATTAGACACAATTGACAATATGTTAATAGTGCAACCACCAAAAGTAGAAGTTTCTAAAGAAGAAGAAAATTCTACATCTTCTGACAATGTATTAGATGTAGATTTTTTAGAGTTCAATGATCTTGATGCAGATTATTTTGCAAAAGACGAATTAGAATTTACTGAGTTAGATATTAATTTTCTTGATATAAATTTTTTTGAAGATTTGTTAAAAATTATTGATGAACTAGATAAATTAAATGAAGATGATTTAGAACAAGAACAAAGTATAACTAGAATTACTGGTACAAAAGTAGGACAAGACACTGAAACACAAATTATTACTTTAGTACAAGGTGATATTATTTCTTTGCGTAGACAAGTTGAACAATCTGTACAAGTTGATTTAAACTCAAGTCAAGGTTATACAGTTATTTTTATACAAAATGGCGTATCTAATACTGTTAAGATTAATAATGGTGGAGATTCAGTAATAAAGATAGTGCAAGGTTCGTGAAAAAAACACTTATATTTATAGCATTTATGTTTGGTTTGTCATTGCCTATGGTGTATCAAACAACACCTTACCAAACTTTAAAACTTAAAACATTTGATACTGTAATTCCCAAGCAAGAACCAACAGGATTTTTTACAATACTTAACATAACAGAAGAAGATGTTATTAAAGAAGGTGGTTATCCTTTTCCAAGATCAAGACTTGCAGAAATACAAAAAAAACTTTATGGCAATGGTGCTATCGGTGTTGGTTGGGTAATAGCTTTTACTGAAAAAGATAGGTTTGGTGGAGATGCAGATTTTGCTATGTCTATGCGTATGACTTTTCCTACTGTCTTGGCTATGTTTAACAACGAAAGCAATAATTATCCACCAACCACAGGAACAGTAATTCTAGGAGATAACATACAAGGCATAAAAGCTAATGGTGTAAGGCAAAACATACCTATGTTTCAAACATCAGCTTTACAAGGTGTAGCTTCTGCACCTACCGAAGTTGATAACTTAGTAAGACAAATACCTTTGTTAATGCAAACTCCTAATGGTTGGGTTGCATCTTTTGGTACTGAAGTTTTAAAAGCATTAGCACAACAAAAAACTTACATTATTAAAGGTTCAGAAAACGGAATTGAAGAAATATCTGTTAAGGGAATACCTCCTACAAAATTAGATAAGTTCGGTAGACAATGGATTAGTTGGGTAGATACGCCACAAACAACATTGCAAGAAATGGATGTTAAAGACAAGTTTGTTTTTGTTGGTGTTACAGCTAAAGGTGTTATGCCACAGATAGCAACACCAGTTGGTCTTTTAGAACCACATAAAATACAAGCTGCACTATCTGAATCTATATTGCTTGAAAACAGTTCTTATGTGCCAAATTGGAATTTAACAGCAGAATTAGTTATTTTTGTAATATTAGGCTTACTGACATGGCTTCTATTAAACGCTTTAGGTATAACATGGGGTTTAGTATTAACCAGTTTATTGCATTTATCTGTGGCTTACAGTGGTTATTGGATAATTAATAAGGGTATTTTACTTGATGTTACATGGTCTTTAATTTCAGGATTTATTATTGCATCAACTGCTTTTTATTTAAGATTCAGAGAGCAATACAAATTAAGACAACAAATAAAAAAACAATTTGAACATTACTTAGACCCTAGACAAGTAAAACAACTGCAAAAAAATCCTAATCTTTTAAAACTTGGCGGAGAAAAAAGAACCTGCACATTTTTGTTTACTGATCTTAGAGGTTTTACATCTTTATCTGAGTCTGTATCACCTGAACAAGTTACTTACATTATGAATAAAGTTTTAACTGCACAACAATTAGCAGTACAAAAACATGGTGGAATGGTTGATAAGTATATAGGTGATGCAATGATGGCAATATTTAATGCACCTTTAGACTTGCAAAATCATAGCAAGATTGCTTTAGATTGTGCTGTAGATATTTTGCAAAATATCGAAGACCTTAATAAAGAATTAGAAGCAGATGGATTACCAAACATAGCAATAGGTATAGGAGTTAATTCAGGAGAAGCAATTATTGGAAATATGGGTAGTGAAAGTAGATTTGACTATACAGCTATTGGTGATGCGGTAAATATTGCAGCTAGATTAGAAAGTGCTACAAAAGAAAAAGGAGTTAATTTACTTATTGGCGAACAAACAGAAGTTTATTGTGGATACCATTTACAACCTTTAAAGCCTATAATGGTTAAAGGCAAAGCAAAAGCACTAAAAATATTTACATGGAAATAAATGAAATTTAATTTAATAAAAAATGTAGTAGGAGCTATAGCACCTACATTAGGTTCCGCATTAGGTGGACCATTAGGTGGACAAGCAGCATCTGTTGTAGCAGGTGTACTTGGTTGCAAACCTGAACCAAAAGCAATTAATGAAGCTATACAATCAGCTACTCCAGAACAAATGTTAGAACTTAAAAAAGCTGAACAAAGTTTTGAATTGCAAATGAAAGAACTTGAAGTAGATGTATTTAAGTTAGAAGTAGCAGACAAACAAGATGCAAGAGGTAAATTTAGTAAAGATTGGACAGCTAGAGTTATGGGTATTGCTGTTGTTGGTGGTTTTATGGGTTATATATTTTTAGTAACTTTGCAACCACCAGAACAAAACAGTGAAGCATTAATAAATTTAGTTCTCGGATATCTTGGAGGGTTAGCAAGTGCGGTTATTTCGTTTTATTTCGGAGCATCTGATTCAAACAAAGGGGATTAATATGAAAATATCACATGAAGGCATATCACTTATTAAAAAATTTGAAGGTTGCAAATTGCAAGCATATTATGATGCTGTTAATGTTCCAACAATTGCTTATGGAAGAACAAAAGGAGTCACAATAGGCGATACCTGTACACAGGAACAAGCTGACAAGTGGCTTGAAGAAGAGTTGAATGAATATGGTGGATATGTAAATGATGCTGTTACAGTTGAGCTTACACAAAATCAATTTGATGCATTAGTAGCTTGGACATATAACTTAGGTCCTACAAACTTAAATAAAAGTACAATGTTAATTAAGATTAATGAAAAAGATTGGGATGAAGTGCCTAATCAAATGAAACGTTGGAATAAAGCAGGTGGAAAAGTATTAGAAGGTTTAGTAAGACGAAGAGAGGCTGAATCACTTTTATTTCAAGGTAAAGAATGGATAGAGGTATAAAATGCCATTTTCTAAATTTGTTTTTAAACCAGGAATAAACAAAGAAGGAACAAATTATTCTAATGAAGGCGGATGGTTTGACTCTGATAAAATTAGATTTAGAAAAGGTAGACCTGAAAGAATAGGTGGTTGGGCAAAAAATTCATCTAATTCTTTTATTGGAACTTGCAGAAAAATTCATGTTTATAAAGATGCGGATCAAATTCAATACAATTTATTAGGAACACATAAAAAATTATATGTGCAACAAGGTAATAATTTTTACGATATAACTCCTATAAGATCAACCACAACAGCAGGAGATGTTACTTTTGCAGCAGTAGATGGAGATGCAACACTAACTGTTTCAGATACTGCACACGATGCAGTATTAGGAGATTTTGTTACATATACTGATGCAGTTAGTTTAGGTGGAAATATAACTGCTACAGTTTTAAATCAAGAATATGAAATTGCAAGTATTATTGATGCAGATAGTTATACCATTGAAGCAAAAGATACTGATGGTAGCACAGTGCTAGCAAATTCTTCTGATTCAGGTAATGGTGGGTCATCAACAGTAGGAGCTTATCAATTAAATATAGGTCTTGATGTTTATGTTCCTTCATCTGGTTATGGTGTAGGAGCTTGGGGTGCAGGAGCATGGGGTTCTGCTACAGCATTATCTTTAACAAATCAATTAAGATTATGGTCTTTAGATAATTTTGGTGATGATGGATTATGTTTGCCTAGAAATGGTGCACTTTATTATTGGGATGAATCATCAGGAGTAACTACAAGAGCAGTTATTGCAAGTAGTGTTGGTGGTGCAAGTAATCCTCCAGTTGCTGCTTTGCAAATAATGATGTCAGATGTTGACAGGCACGTCATTGCTTTTGGATGCAATCCTATAGGATCATCTACCTTAGACCCATTATTAGTAAGATTTTCAGATGCAGAAAATGCAGTAGATTGGACACCAACAGCTACAAACTCAGCAGGTGGTGTACAGTTATCTACAGGTTCTTCAATTATTGGAGCACTACAAACAAGACAAGAAATATTAATATGGACAGATGCAGGTATTGTATCTATGCGTTTTGTTGGTGCACCTTTTGTGTTTAGTTTTAATGAAGTTGCAACAGGAATGTCTTTAATATCTCCAAATGCTATGGCAACAGGAGGTAACATTGTATTCTTTATGGATAATGGTGCTTTTTATCAATATGCTGGTTCAGCACAAAGATTGCCATGCACAGTTTTGGATTATGTATTTAGTGATATAAATTTAGAACAAGCATTTAAAGTATTTGCTGCACCTATTCCACAACATAATGAAATTATTTGGTTTTATCCTAGTGCAGATTCACAAGAAGTAAATAGATATGTTTCTTATAATTATTTAGAACAATCTTGGACTGTAGGTACAACAGATGATGGATTTACAAGAACAGCTTGGAATCCTGCATATATATTATCTAATCCTATAGCTGCTGGTAAGTTAGATGATACTGATAATAATTATTTATACAATCAAGAATTTGGTTTTAGTGCAGATGGTTCAGACTTTACAGCATATATAGAATCATCAGATTTTGATTTAGACCCTGATGGTGAAAAATTTATGTTTGTATCTAAATTATTGCCAGACATTAAATTTCAAAATACAACTGATAGTGGAGATACAGTAGATGTTGTTTTAAAAGGTAGAAACTATCCATTAGAAAGTTTATCTACTTTGCAAACAGTATCTGTAAATCCTAATTCTACATTTAGCAATATGAGAGCTAGAACTAGGCAAAGTGCTATAAGAGTAGAAAGCACAGCTAATGATTATAGTTGGAGACTTGGTGATCTTAGATTAGAGTTAAGACAGGATGGTAAAAGATAATGGCAGAAAAAACCTCAATACCCTTACTTACTCCTGATATAGAGTATAACCAAGAAAACGAAAGAGTTACTCGTAGAACTATTGAACAAGCAATACAAGATTTAAATTCTGAAGTAGGCAATCTTAAAACAATGCAACAATCAGTTGTGAGTAGATCATTGCGTAGACATCAATTTTTATTAATGGGGAGTAAAGGCAGTGTCTGATATATTAAAAGTATTAGGACAATCAGACCCATCAGCTACCACTGAAACAGTTTTATATACAGTTCCTGATAAAACACAGACAACTATAAGTTCTATAGTAGTTTGCAATCGTGCAGGAACTGCTGGTACATATAGAATTAATGTATCTGTAGCAGGTGCAACAACTGGAGATAAAGAATATTTATTTTATGATAAAGCAATAAATGCTAATACCACTGATACAATAGTAATAGGTATAACATTAGGACAAACAGACGAATTAAAAATATACTCAAGCTCAAGCGATTTTAGTTTTTCAGCATTTGGGTGTGAAACCTTAGAGGAAAGATAAAGAATGGATATAAAACAACAAACTAAAAACGTAGCATCACAAGGTCGTTATGGCGATTCTATGCTTTTGCACGTTAATCCAGCAGAAGTAAAAGGTTTGGCACAAGCTGTGCCTTTAACAATTAATCCACAAACAGGACAGCCAGAAGCCTTTTTACCTTTTCTTGCACCAATATTAGGTTCTTTAGCAGGTGGTGCTTTATTTACAAGTTTATCTCCTGCATTAGCAGCAGGTCTTGGAGCAGGTTTAGCTACATACGCACAAACAGGTGGTTCTGGTTCTAAAGCATTATTATCTGGTTTAACAGCAGGATTTGGAACAAATGCAGCAAATACAGCAGCACAAGCAGCTAATGTAGGTCAACAAACTACAGCTAATATTGCAGCAGGAATGACACCAGATGCAGCATCAGCAGCAGCACAAACAGCAGCAACAATAGCACCAAGAACAGCTACTGGTCCATTAAGTGCGATAAAAGATACTTTTGCAGGTGGTTTTGATCAGGGAGCAACAGCATTAACCGAAGGATTAATGTCTCCTAGTGGATTTGCAGCAGTAGGTACAGCAGGTACACAAGGAATAATGCAATCACAAGAAGAATTTGAAGCTATGCTTGCAAGAAATGCTAGAGAGCAAGAAGAAGAAAGACAAAGAATAATAGCTGAAAATCCTGAAATGATACCTATAGCTACAGGTGGCGTTACTAAAATGCAAGAAGGTCGTAACACTAGAGCAGAAGCTATACAAAATAATAGAAGAAGAAATAATGTAGATATATCTAATATAGATGAAGATGTTATTCAAGATATTATAGATGGCAATTATAATATTGGATATGATTCTGGTAATTATTTTACTGGTGATCCTAATGATTTGAATAGTTATATTGATCAAGGATATGTACGAAAAAGAGAAGCAGCACCTATAGACCCATATTTTATGCCAGGATTTCAAGGTGAAGCTACATACTTTACTAATTTAAATCCTAGTGCTACAGACATAACTAGTGGTGAAGCACCAGTTTTAGATACATCAGCAGGACAAGCACCATCTTCTATGCCTAGAAGATTTGATCCTACACAAACTGTGGGTTATCAAAATTTCTATGGAGATCAAGCACAAGATATAGTTCCACAAGTAGTTGATCCATATGCACCAATAGATTTTAGTCCACCTCCTCCTCCTGTATTAAATCAACCAAGTCCTTTCCCAACAATGCCTATAGCAGGACCTCCTACTCAATTAGGAGAAGATGCAATAGAACCAATTCCTAGTAATTCAGGTATGGGTGGTGGTATGGCTAATATAGGTAATTTAGTTCCTGGTGATCCAACTCCTAAAGCTCTAGCACAACCAGCAACTCCAGAAGAAAATTTAGATGTATCTAATTATGTAAGTCCTAACTTACAAAATATGCCACCTTTAGATTTTAGTAATCTACCTCCTGTAGATTTGAATAATTTACCAATGCAAAATTTTCAAAGAAATTTAGATTTTGATTTTAGAGCAGAAGGTAAACAGTTAAAACCAGTTCCAGAAGGCAATAAAGGTTTAGCAAAATTACCTGATGATGTAAGAAATACAATGGGTTTTATGGAAGCAGGTGGACCTACTGAAATTATGCAAGACCCTTTAACTGCACAGTTAATACAGTTTTTAATGGGTGAAGTACAAGATGATACTATTGTTGGAGACTTTATTAATAAATATGGTAATGAAGTATTTATGCAAGTAAGAGAACAAGTGTTGCAAAGTATAGTTCCTGGATCGCAAACTCAAGGTCAAATACAAGGCATGGCTAATGGTGGTATGCGAGATGATGTAACTGGAATGATAGGTTCAACACAACCAGTAGCTGTATCACAAGATGAATATATAATACCAGCAGATGCTATGTCTATGCTTGGTGATGGCAGTTCAGATGCAGGTGCTAAAAAATTAGATGCAATGCTTGATAGAATTCGTATGGCTAAAACAGGAACAACTAAACAAGCTAAAGAAATTGATGATAGCAAGGTAATGCCAGCATGAATGAAACAGCACAAAAACTAGACCAAGATATTGATATATCGTTAGTTTTACCTGGACAAGTAAGTATGATCTGGGATAAATGCGAAAAAATATTATTGCGTTCTTGCAAAAGGTCTGGTGGCAGAATAAATCCAAAAGATATTTATGCTAGATGTATTGAAAACAGAAGCAGTCTTTGGATTATATTTGAAACAGATACTTTAAATATTATAGGTTGTGGCATAACACAACTACACGATTATCCAAGTGGTTTGCGTATGTTAAATTTAGAACATTTAGCTGGTAAACAATATTCAGAATGGGTTGATAAAGGTTTTGATACTCTATACAAATGGGCAAAAGACAATAAATGTGATGGTATAGAAGCATTAGGCAGACCAGGATTTTGGAACTGGATAAAAAAAGAAAAGGGCTGGAAGGAAACTTCTAGATTTTATGAACTTAAATTTGACAAGGATTAATTATGGGCGGAGGAAGTGGAGGAAGTAGTGCACCTACTGAACAAACAGTCTACAGTGAATCGTTACCACCTTATGTAGAGCCGTATTTTAAACGACTACTACAAAGAACTGAGGGAGAGTCTTTACAACAATATACACCTTATGGTGGACAAAGACTTGCGTATTTCTCACCAGACGAAAGAAAAGCTCAGGCTATGACTAGAGGTTATGCTCAAGCAGGTACGCCTCAAGAATTTGGTCAAGCACAACAAATGCTTACTGGTTTATCACAACCATATACAGCAGGTTATCAAGCTGGTGCTGGACCACAAACATATCAAGCAGGTACATTAGGTCCATCACAATATACTGCTGGTCAGTTTGATGCAGGATATGACCCATCTATGAGGGCATCTGGTTATACAGCTACAGCACCTACAGAACAATATCAACCTTTAGGTTTTGAGCAAAACTTACAAAGGTTTATGTCTCCTTATCAACAGAATGTTATTGATATACAAAAAAGAGAAGCTAGAAGACAATCAGATATTACAGGTGAGCAGATTGGATCACAGGCTGCACAAGCTGGTGGTTTAGGTGGATATCGTGAAGCTATCTTACAAGCAGAACGTGAAAGAAATCTAGGACAACAACTTGGTGATATTCAAGCTATGGGTTCTCAACAAGCATATCAACAAGCAGTTCAACAAATAGGTGCAGAAAGAGCAGCAGATTTACAAGCTGCACAATTTGGTTTACAACAATTTGGATTAGGTGAACAAGCTGCACAAACACAAGAGCAACTTGCACAACAAGCATTTGCATTTGGAGAACAAGCTAAACAACAAGCAGCTAAACTTGGTCTTACTGCTCAACAACAAGAAGAAGCAGCTAGACAAGCACAAGAGAAATTTAGACAAACTGGATTTCAAGCAGATCAACAGGCTTTGCAGGCTCAAGGTCAACAAGCTCTTGCAGGATTTCAAGCACAAGAAGCTGCACGACAAGCACAAGAAAGATTTGGGCAATCAGCTTATGATTTATCACAACGATATGGACAGTCTGCTGCTCAACAACTTGCAGGTCTTGGTCAAGCTAGACAAGCAGATGTACAACAGAGAATTGCTGCATTAACAGGCATTGGTTCTCAACAAAGAGCATTACGTCAAGCTGGACTTGATCTTGGATATGAAGACTTTTTACGTCAACAACAGTATCCACAACAACAACTTGGGTTCTATAGTAATATACTAAGGGGTGTGCCAGTTCAACCACAAAGAACTGTTAGTACTTATACACAGCAACCTGGATTATTTCAACAAACTTTAGGACTTGGACTTAGTGGTCTAGGTTTATATAAAGGCTTACGGGGATAACATATTATGAGTTTAGTAGATAGAGCAAACGAATTAGAGTATGTTCCAGAAGAACAACTCATACAGATGTCTCAAAATCCTGAAGGGCAATATCCACAATTTTTAGTTTTATCTGAAATACAAAGACGCAATCAAATGAGGCGTATGTATAAAAATCAGATGGCTAAAATGAATCAACCTACCACAACTGTTGCAGAAGAATCAGTTATGGAGTTAGCTGGTCAAGGTGCTGTACCCATGATGGATTCGCTTTCATCTCTCTCTTCACCCGAAGGTGGTCTTAGGAGTATGGCACCGACCCCCATGAAGTCTGGTAAAAAAACTGAAATAGAAAAAGATGAAGAAGAGTTATCTGAAGAGTTAAGAGAGTTATTAGCTAAAGATAGAAGATATGCACAACAATATAAAGACTATGAATCTAGAGAAAGATTTTTTCCTCCGCTTGTACCAAAAAATTTTATAGTATCTGATGATGAATATAATCGTGCAAAAAGATCAGGTGCATACATGAGAGAAGGTAATCTACAAGATTACAGACCATTTCTAGCTCTATTAGGTGCATTGTCTGGTGAGAGTGGACCAAGATATATGCCAGAGTCTAAAGTAAAAGGTTTACAAGCAATGGTAGAAGCTACTCGTAAAGAAAAACAAATGCA